GCTGGTCAGCCATTTGCCGCCGCTCAAACTGCGCCTTTCGCCGTGCCATCATGTTGCGGTCATAGTTAGCGTCAGGATTGGCCCTTAGCTGATTTGCGCCAGCCCCAAGCGCCTCTAAAAACCGCCCAAAGCTGGGCCGCTGGTAAAACCTACGGCCTGTCTCGCCTTGCGCTCCGGGTTGCATTTTCTGCAAGCCGATTGCGTCAAGCAACCCGCGTTGCCGTGTGTTTGGGTCCATTGTCATGGTGTTGTTCCTCCGCTTGAAGGCGCTTTCTTGCCATAGCCCATGTCACCTAAGCCACCGGCCAGACTTCCAGCCGCCGTAACGTAATCCAACAAGCCCGGCTTGAAGGTGCCTGTTTCTGTGCCTGTCGTGGTGAAGTTGCTCGACGCCATGCTAGCCGCCTGCATAAGCGCGTTTAGCCTGTTAAGCTCGGCTGCATTGCCCTCTGCGATGGCCTGTTGCTGTGCATCTAGCAAGCTCTGCTCGTAGCCTCGGTTTATGCCGCCAGCTTCGCCCAATAGCCCAGCTATCCCGCTGGTTAGGCCAAGCATATCGTCGGCTTGCGCGGTTGCCTCAAGCGTAACATTGCCCAGCCCAAGCGCGGCTTTCAGTTGGCGATCTCGATCAGCTTGTAAATTGCTCTGCAGAATAGGTGCGGCGGCTTGGGTTATACCCTCGCCCAAAGCATCGCCAAAGGCTGCGCTGCCAAGCCTGCCACTGCCTGCGTATTGGCTAGTTGCGGCGTTCCTAGCATCGCCTATGGCGCTGTCTAGCATTGTCTGCAGTAGTGGGTTGGTTTGCTCTTGGGTAAGCCCCGTCAGCGCAGATGTGACCGTCGAGTTAGGCCCAAGCAAGCCCGAAATAGCGCCTTGTGCGCCAGTGATGTAATCGGGAATATCCGTCAATCCGCCAAGTAAGTCGCGCTGCGCTAACTGCAGCGGATCAAGGTCAGCAACCCGTTGCCCATCGTAAACCTGTGGGGTGAAGTTTTGCGCTGCGTCAAGCCCAGCCGCATACGCGGCGTTGTTGGCAGGCTCCATGCCATCGGGAAGGCGCTGGTTAACGCTGGTTGTGGTTTGCTTGCTGCTTTTACCCATCGGTTAAATCCATTTCATAGGTCATTTCTGTCGGCTTCCAGCCGTATGGTTTTAGCCACTTTTCCCAAGCTTTGCGCCCGTAAGCCTCAAAGCTGGTGCATTCGTTGCGCTTGGCGTGTTTTTTTAGCTCAGCCACCGCCATCGGTAGCCATTCACGCATTCGTGAACCGCCGACAAAATCCATGCTCAGCGCCTTGCTTTGCGGGTAATCAATTATGCGACTTGTAACCGCCGCAATGATTTGCCCGTCATCAATGACCGCCCAACACAGGTAGGCCCCAGCATCGCAATGTTGCTTGAGGTCATCTATCGTTAGCTTATGGTTAGACAGGCTCACCGCCTTGTTAAGTAGCGGCCCGACTGTGGGCCAAACATCGTTGAGCTTGCGCGGCTCAATAATTTGGAACTTCAACCAATCACCACGTAAATGAATGTGCGGTCTGTCGTGCTGTCGTTTGCGTGTGTCACCACAAAACTTTGCTTGTTTCTCGCGCTGACAAACGGATTTTCTGCCGCCGCTGTCGCCGTCATGGGCGTGAACAGAATAACGCTATCTGAACCAGCGCGTAGGTCTGTCACGGTTGTTGTGGTTGCATTTGCCGCCAGCGTAAAGGTGCCTCTGTTGTTGCTCTTGCCGTCGATTAAAAGGTTCACCGCTGACGCGACCTCTCGCGGCGTGGCAACGGCTGGGTTTAGCCTGTTATACCCAATAGTCATCGTCGGCCCATCGCGGTTGTTTCAACGTCAACGCCTTGCGCAAATCGCCAATCGCCGCTGATATTTATGCGTACCCGGTGGTATCGCCCAGTTGCGCGTGTCGGCGCAAAGTTGGCTGCATTAATGCTCGCCGCTGTGGAATAACTTACGCTCGCCTGCTGGTTTACCCTACTGCCGACCTGTGCTGTTACTGTCGGATTGCCGTCCTTCGCCGTTACGTACGGGGTCACGCTTTTTATCATGCTTTGGCGCATTTTGGCGGGTTCAAATTCGGTAGTCTCAAGTATTGCGTCAAGCGCTTCCCCGCTGACTGTGTGGATTTTATTATCTTTGCTTGCGGCAAGCTGAAAGTTTCCGCCGGTAAATGCGCGGTCATCAAGCGAGGTGCCAAGCGCGTCAATGTTGGTACTGATGTTGTCCAAGCTCTCCAAGGTTTGACCGGGCAGATAAATCGTGCCTAGCCCTTCATGCGCCAAGCTAATTAGCGACCACTTTCCCAGAGCATAGTTGTACACCATCAGCCTGTCAGGCGTACCAGAGCTTGCGATTGACGCATATGACCAGCACACAATACTATTCTCAGGATCAATCGCCACGCTCAGCCTGTCGCGAAAGGCGTCCTTCATATCGCCAAAGAAAAACCTGTCTACTTTCTCAGAGCCAATCGGAACGCTGCGCTGCCCGTCAAACATCTGAAAGCCTCGGTCTGACAGGTAGAACACCTGATTAGGCCCAAGGCTTGCCACTGAGTTTGGGTAGTTGCAGCCGTGGCCTGTCTCGACTTTCTCAAAGCTGAATATCAGGGGTGAACCAACGTATTGCATCCTGACGATAGCTTTTTCCAAAAGCACAACGCCAGTTTCGCCGCCAACCAGTCCAGTGATTTCGCCAGCGTCAGCGATTGCCTGCACGTCAGCTTGGTTATCGCCAATTGTCCAAGCGGTTGCATCGTTGATCTGTGACCAACGCACAGAGTTGCGATAAGTTGAGCCGCCGTATTCGATGTTTCCTGTGACTACAAAATCTTTTACCACAGCCAAATGCCGCGCACCCGGCGCACCCGATACCGCCGCAAAGGCTGACGCACCAGTTGCGAATTTCTGCAAGGCCGTGCCTCTGTCGCCAGCCGCGATAATGTCGGTGCCAAACTCAACGAAATCCCATTGCTCGTTTGCCGTTAGGCTGTAGCCACCGCCAACGCTCACGTCAGCCAGCGCAAGGCTTCCGTTGTTCATCTTGTATAGCTTGGTTGCATCGCCAGCAAAAACGCTGACGTTATCGCCGCTATCACGTGTCGCATGGATGCCGCGCAAGTAATCCGTGGCCGCTTGGCTCAAAGGTGCCAGCCCCCTGAACGGACGAAAACCCTTGGCAGTAGGCACAACATTTTGCGCAACAGTAGAGCCGGGATTTTCATAGGCCGCTTGATCTGGCAACCAATCTGCAAATTTTATCATATGATTGTCCAAGGGTTAACGGGTTCGCTTACTGTAGTGCTTATGGTTGTCCAAGGGTCAACCTCAGAGGCAATTATTATATCGCCCCAATCGTCGCCCTGTATTTTGGCTATAACTGCGCCATTAACGGCGATGTTTGACGCTGCACCAGCGTGGACAATTGCGTTGCCAAATGCTGTCGCTGTGACGGCGATGCCAGCCACTGCAGCACCACCAAATATAGACCTTGGCGCGGCGGTGCCTGTTACCACAATTGGCGCTGTTGCGGAGGTTGATTTTAGCCCAACGCAAGACGCTGCCGCTGTGACCGCCGTGGACGCGCTGGCAGAGGCAATCTTGAGAGTTAGCTTTGTGGCGATTGCATTTGCGCCGAGAGCCGCGCTTGCGCTTGCGGTTGCGCTTAAAACTTTGCGCGGGATTGCGGTTGCGGTGACGGCTGTCGCGGATGTCGCGTTTGTTGACTTAGTTGCGCCTGCTGGAACTGTGCCAGCAATAACGCTGATTTGTGCGGCATCTGCCATGCCTATATAAGCCATTCGGTCAGACGTGCCAGTGATGCTAATATCGGCGGTGGCCGAAACATGCCTAACCCGATTTGCCGCGCCAGAGCTTGAGGCTGAAACGGCGGCAGTAGCGCTGGCTGGTTTTACTTTTAACAGATCGCCGCCGGACGCGGTGATTGCAACATTAGCCGTTGCGCTGGCCGTTTCCAAAGATCCGCCGATTTCGGCTGTGCCTGACACAACGATAGCGGCTGCGGCCTCAACGGAGCGAACCCGACTAGCCGCCGTTGCATTTGACAACGAAACGCTGGCCGTTGCTGAGGCGTATTGTATAGCGGCGGGGCTGACGCTGGCCGATATGATTGACGCAGTTCGATTTGCCGCTGGTATCGCGCCAGATAAAACGTCTTTTGACGCATAATTCAGTGGGTCTGGCAGGATTGTATTATTGGCCGTAACGGCGGTTGACGCTGAAATTATGCCGCCGCGAATGGCCCTTGGCATTGCTGTTGCAGTGACGGCGGTTGCAACGGTTACGGTTGTGCTGCGCTGGCGGATTGGCGTTGGCGCTGAGGCCGTGGCGACAATATTAACATCTGCTAAAATTGGGTATTGTATTGAGCTTGGTATTGCAGTTGCTGTGACTGCGATAGCGGCTGGCACCACAATCTGCGTGTAGCTGCCAGATTGCCCCGGCGTGCCGACATAGGTTACGCCAGTGCTGTAGGTTGAGCCGCCGTAATGAGTGCCGCCAGCGGATGTGCTTAAACGCAGCGGGTGACTTGCATTAGAAGAATGGCTCTGGTCAAACGTGTAAGTCGCGCCGGGGGCCAAGCTGATAAGCGGTTGCTGAACACCGTTGAGGTAAAATTTGCCAGAGACAACAGTGACAACATAGGTCGTAGTGCTGGCAACCGAGTGATTAGTTGAGCCGCCCATTGCCGAATGATTGGCGCAATAATAATGCAGTTGCGGCGCACCGGGCGCGGCTGGGTCAACAGTGCGATAACGATTTGCGCTGGCCGTGGCTGTGACGGCTGTCGCGGCTGTCGCGGCGGCGGGGCGTATAAGGCCAGCGCTGGCCGTGGCTGTGACCGCAATGGCGGCGGTGATGGAAATTGGGGCATCAGCGGCGATGCCTGCCGTTGCGGCAAGCGGGGACGCCGCGAGTGGGCTAAATCCTAGCATGAGTAGCTATGTTGGCAAATTTAGTCATCTGTTGTCACTCCGCATTTGTTTAGGCCGGCATGTGAGCGCTGGACGGGTAGCCCTTTTTAAAAGCATCGTGAATTGTTGTGACGTTTGCCGAACTTAATATCTCGTTGTAAATTAGAATTGCGCGAATTTCGACCTCTGGGCTACCGTTTGCGTTCCCGACAGCAAAACCACCGCTAAGATTTAAATCCGTCTGCACTAAACTGTGCATTTGCGCAGCCGTCGCAGATGTAATTCCCGAACCAGTTAATCCAGCGTAAACTTGAGAACGGGTCGGTGTCGATCCAGTGCCTAAAGACGTTTTATCGACGAATATTTCGCTGGAACTACTGGCTAAAAGCCAAGATGCGGAGCCAAACATATTCGCGGCTGAACTTGAATTGCGTATAATCATTCCCATTTGACCGCCCGATTGCGGATCGCCATTCAGAGCAAGCACGCCATCGACGACCCGCGACATTATCAAAACAACACTTTGCCCTGTACCAAAATTGTGTGAGGTGGCAAAACTGAACGCTCCAGATGCGTTAAAGCTGGGCTTTGAACCCGTGCCGCTTGCATTATATGTTGTGTTGTTTGTGTTGGTCGTGTGCAGAGTTAAAGCAGGCCCATATCCTGATCCTCGTTTGTCGTTAAACGTGCTACCAGACCCAGAATAACTTGTACTTTCGGCCGCGTCGTACCAGCCAACCAAATTATTTGTGTAAAAGAACTCAAGATCGACCCTTGTCGTGCTTGTAAGCGTGTTCACGCCGTCGCTGGCACGTAGGCGAAAATTAAAACTACCAGCGTTTGATTCGGTTGAGCTACCTGCCAAGCTTGCTACCCCTGCGCTTGAAATTACAGGAGCAGATGCCAGTTGAGGCGGTAAGCTAGACGGGCTATACAACGTATTCCCTGAGTATCCGTCCCACGAATATTGTATCGGATAACCGCTTTCGTCAACAGCAACGCCCGTTATTGTTCCGCTACCGCCGCCAGATAAAACTAAACTGGCGACTGGCGTAGTTGTCCACCGTGGAACTGGATTTCCGCTAAGATCAGCCGCCGACAAGGTGGCGAAGATAACGGCATTGCCAGTTAAAGTCAGAGCGTTGTTTGAGTTGCTAGATAACTCGACGGTGCGAGTGCCGGTTGTAGAGCCGGTAATTTTAATAGTGCCAATTTCAAAAGCGCCATTATCATCTTCAATGGCATAACGACACACGTCATTCGTTGCTGCGCCTGCTGTGTTGAATGTGCGGAAGCCTGTAGCCGCCGCGCCAAGGGTTGTGCTGGATGCTGTTCCTGAGACGGCCTGCTTAACTCGGTCTAATAATTTCACCATTTCGTTTATCCTATGCCGCCACTAAAGCTATATCTGACGCTGGTATTCGCACAACGTCATACCATTCGGTTGCAGATATGGCGCTTGTAAATGCACCGCGAAACAGGCAATTGCCGTCATTTTCTGCGTCAAAAATGCCCCAGTTTTTAATCGTTCCAAAGATGCGCTCGGACGCTGGAAGTGCGGTGGTTATTACACTGCCGCCGCTATCAACGCTGTTTGAAAATACGGTGGTATATGGCACACCGCCGCTACCGCTGGTTTCTGCGCCAACGACCAAATAAGAGCTTTGCGGAATCGGAAATTCAACGCGATCCACCCACGTCCTGAAGGTTGTCGCGCCAGAATTTACACGCCGCGAATTGGCGCTATCCCAAGCGATACTGCGAGCTGCCGTATTGTCAAAAAGGCCATCATCACGCGTAACTGAGTGAGCCATTGCGGCCGTGCCAGCGCTGGCCTCGCCAAACGCAATTTTGGAGCGTTGGTAGCCGCCGTAAGTTTCAGCGGCACCATTTATCAAGCCAGCTACCTGGCGCTCGTTTATCGCCGCTGCAGTCTGTGTACTGCCCGAAATTGTCCCGGTGGCGTGGTCGTGCCAAATTGGCTCGTCAAACGTTGACGATGGGCTGGCTGATCTGTCGAGCGCAAAATAAAGCGCTGTTGGCTGCGCCCAAGCCACGTTGCGCAGCGTCAGGTTTGACCAGTTTTGAAACACATAGCCCTGCATAGCTCCGCTGGGCGTCAACGATATAGCGCCAGAGGCAACATAAAAGCTCTCATCGACCAGCACCGCGCGGCTACTGCTAAACATGCCGTGATAAAGCAAATCACCGGCTGATTGCGCCGAAAAGAGGCCCCAGCCGTAAACGGTGCCTTGCCCTGCTGTTGAGCGGGGAAACGTGACCGCTACGTTGCTGGCAATACTGGATGTTGAACTAGCGCCAAACGTTATCGCTTGGCGCTGATAGCCATTGCCAACGATCTCTGTGCCGGTGTCGCCGTCAGCAAACCCACCGCTTGACGTGGTGAGGCCCAGATATACGGCAGGCGGCGCAGAATAGGCGGCGTTGCCGGTCACGTGGTCAAGAAAGCTAGTCTCTAGGGTGTCCGACATTGCCGCCATTGGTTAAGCCGCCGTTAAGTCAAGATCGCCTGCAGCGATACGCAAGACGTCATTTGTCTCNATGGTNTTAGATGACGCGAACGCTCCTACGATGAGCGCGTTACCACCTGTGCTTGCATCAAAGAGCGCCCAATGGGAAACCGTTCCCCAGTTGCCAGTGGCCGCTGGGAAGTCAATCGCGCTTGTATTTGAGGTGGCCCCGGATGCCGCCGCGTCAAACGCCACAGCTACCCTTGCGTAGCCCGTNNCCGCTNANTTCCGACGAACCGCTACCNGTNTCGGTNAAGTCGCCAGTTGATAGGCCGAGNTANACNGCGCTGGGCTTTGTATACGCCGTGCGGCCTGTTATGTGGTCGAGTATTTTTAATTCGAGATAGTTGCTCATTGCAGACATAGTTATGCTCCTGAATAGCTAGTTGAGATGCTTAGTGACCCACTGAAGCGCTCTGCATCGGTTTGGTTTTTGATTTCCTCAATGATGCGCGAGAACAGCCCATCATATTGTTGCGCCCTTGCGTCATCCATAAGAAACGCATGGGCTTGGGCCAGACTTCCATATAGATAAATGTCTGGGTGTTGCTGCAGCACCCGATTGGTTGCCACAGTATCCGACAGAGGGGTGATCTCGTCGGTATAGATGATCTCGACAGTTTGCACAGAGTCGGGAATGGGACGAAAGCCAATCTCAGCGCCAATGACGGTATATACTGATGGTGTACCGCCGCCTGTGCTGGGGTATCGCTCGTAATAAACGTTAGGCGTTACATATTCTAGCTGCTTGTTTGGGCTGGTGTTCAGCTTCACGTTTTTCACTTGCCGCATATCTGTCGGCAGAATGATACNACTCGGT